TCCGGTGATGGTGACCTCGCACAGGTCAAGAGCATCATGGCCGAAGCGAAGCACATTGAAGAGCGTGTAGAGACAATCAAAAGCCTCGGCGCTTCCGCTCCTGTCGTAACACCTGCGGTTGACGCAACCCCATGGAAGGGCGGCATCAACGTTCAGCGCAACCCGTTCAACGGATCCGCTGATGAGAAGAACCTGAAGGCTTACACCTTTGGGCAGTTCGCACGTCACTTGGCTGGTGTCAAGTCTGCTACAAAGTGGCTTCAGTCCAACGGACACATGAAGGCGCAGAACGAAGGCACGGACACTGCCGGTGGTTTTACGGTTCCTAACATCGTTTCGTCGGATCTCATCTACCTCCGTGAAATGTACGGTGTTGCTCGCCGCAACAGCCGCATCTACCCTATGTCCTCGGATACCCTTTTGGTTCCAAGTGCAACCGGTAGCACCACGGTCTACTACGCATCCGAAGCAACAGCAATCACTGATTCGCAGCTGACCTTTGCGCAGGTTTCCCTGAGCGCAAAGAAACTTGCAGTCCTTACGATTGCATCTAAGGAACTCGGCGAAGATACGGTTATCGACCTTGGCGCAGCACTTGCCCGTGACATGGCATATGCAATCGCTAAGGAAGAAGATAACGCTTGTTTCAACGGTGACGGTACCAGTACATATGGTTCTATTACCGGTATCCTCAATGCCGTCTACGGCTTGAATGCTACCAAGGCTAACATCGCTGGTGTCGTTCTTGGTGCTGCACTTTCCGGTGCTGCATTCAGCAACTTTACACTGGCTAACTTCCAGTCGATGGTTGCAAAGTTGCCAACGTACGCAGACAATGCCAAGTGGTATATGCATAAAGACCTGTTCTTCAATGGTGTGGCTGACAAACTTATCGCTCTTGGCGGAAACGCAATCCTCGACATTCAGAACGCATACACTCAAGCACCTACGCTGTTCGGCTATCCGATCGAGTGGGTACAGAACATGCCTAAGTCCCCAGCTGCAACAACCCCTGTTGCTATCCTCGGTGACCTTACAAAGGGTGTTGCTTTCGGTGACCGCCGTGCAATGACGGTTGAGGTTTCCGATCAGGTGAAGTTTGTCGAAGATGCTCTTACCTACAAGGCTACAGAGCGGTTCGCATTCAATGCGCATGACGTTGGAAATGTTAACGCTTCCGCTGCATCTAAGGTGCCTGGTTCGCTCATCGTCCTCGCAACCACAACCGCTTCCTAAGCGGCTCGGTTCTTATCTCAAGCCCTCGGCAGACGTGCCGGGGGCTTTTCTTTATGTCTACTGCGTTAGTGTTGACAATAGGGCTGTGTGGGATAGTGCTAGCATGATGACACGAGCCGAAGCGATAGCGCAGGTATCACTTTTTGTAGATGCCCAGTCCTATCCGCAGATGTCCACCACCGATATAGGGTCTATCCTTGATAACCTGTCCCGATTCTCTACATGGACCGCCAGCACGGCTTACTCTGTTGGTGACCGTGTTGTACCAGTAACGCCTAATGGTCGTGTATATGAATGCCGAGTAGCAGGGACAAGCGATAGCACCGAACCAGACTATCCGGCTTACCCTGCGTACCAGTTCCAAGGCTTCACCATCGAGGATGGTTCATCTGATCCGGTGCTTACTTGGGTTGATCAAGGACCAGTGCAGGTAGAGCGTTATGATGTCCGCTCAGCTACACGCCAAGCGTGGCTCATCAAAGCATCCCGCTGTGCTTCTGACATCGATGCTAAAGAAGGCACAAGCGATGTCAAACTAAGCCAACTCAAAGCGCACTGCATAGAGATGGCTGAACGTTATCGTCCGGTGGTGTTCGCATGAGCCCTATCCTCCGTGCAACGCTTCAGGCTGGCTTGGTTCGCAACCTTTGCCAGACACCTATTGAGGTTCATCGCTTCACCTTGACCGAAGACGGCAGAGGTGGTGTTACTGAGACATGGCGCAAGGTTGCTGATTACAAGGGCAGGCTGTCCAACCAAAGCGATACAGAATCGATTGTAGGCGGTGGCATCCAGCCATCAGCAGGCTGGAATGTAACCCTCCCGGTTGGTGCTGATGTAATGGCTCACGACCGTGTTTATGTTGTTGGTGATGAATCGAAATACTATGACGTTGTTGGGACAGACTTTGGGCAAACCGATCTGCTGGTTCAACACGTTGGACTTGTGGAGAGAACGGCATGAGCCCTGAGATGTGGGTGCAGATGGGCATCCAAGCTTTTGTTACGTTGTTTGCGATTGGTTCGGCTTGGGTTGCATTGCAGGTAAGGCTTGCAAAACTCGAAGTGCAGAACGCTAACATAATTCAATCGCTTGACCGCCAAGGGCAAGAAGTCCGGATGATAGAACAACGTTTGGGCAAACTAGAGAATAAGGTTTCAGCAATGGAGGCACGAAGAACATGAATGGAATTTCAATCAAGCGACTGGTCGCAGTTGTGATCGTGGCTTTCGTGGCTTCGTTCACTACGGTATTCGGTGATGGCATCCGTACCGCTGAAGCAAAGGACATTTCCGAGCTGGGCGCAGTGCTGGCACTCTACGGCTCGAAGGCTGTAGCGGCGGGTGTCTCCGCTGCGGTAAGTAGTGTGCTGGCGTTCCTCACGATGCCGTTCAAGGGTACGAATGCGAACAGCCTGAAGGTGGGCAAATGAACTTTCAGAACTACAGGCTGGAGCCTAACCCGAACGTGGCGGGTGACTGGATTGTCTTTGGTGATATCACCGATGACGCAGGGAATATCCTTGGAACGTTTGGGCCTGATGGGACATCGGTATTCGGTTGGTGGGTTACGCAGGATGCACAGTTTCAGCAAAACTACAGCAACCAGTTTGCGGTTGTGATGGCTCAAGAAATCGTGAATGGAACCGCTGAATAATGGCGATTTATTATGTTCGCACCGATGGAAACGACGGAAATACTGGCTTAGGGCCGGCGGCTGGTCTTGCTTGGAGGACTATCCAAAAAGCATTAGGTGCAACCGGTATTGCATCAGGTGACACCGTCTACATTGCGCCCGGCTCATACACTGAATCTGTTACGATTGGTATGACATCTGCAACTGCTACAACATCAGTTATTGGTGACCCAACAGCCTCACAGTTTATTGGCATAGCGGCTGGGCCTGTGTTGTGGACTGTTTATACAAATACCGGGACGTCACCTACGCTCACTTCAATCATTGCTACGAGTAAAAATTATCTGTCTTTTCGTAATATTGTTTTTGATGGCGGGACTGTGGCATTCACAACCAGCGCAAGTATAAGTTTTACAAACTGCCAGTTTACAAGTGCAAATTATTCATCTGCAACCACGTTCACCCTTACATCGCCAACATCCACAGCTGCATCTCTCACAATAGATAAATGTAGTTTTATAGGCGGATTTACTCAGCTAAGTGTGACAGGACAGAATGTCAGTGATTCAACAAAAATATCTGACAGTTTATTTTTAGGGGCAAATAACAATTGTATATTTGCGGTTAATATACAAATTACTTACATCAATAATAGTCATTTCTTTGCTGGTGGAGCCGCTCTAGACCATCTAAACGGTAGTACTTCTTTCCCTTCAACAGTTACAAACACACTTATTTACAACTGTGGTTATGGACTTTATTCAAATACAGCCTTAACGGTAACACAAACATATAACCGAATTATCGCTACCCCTGTCGGGTTAAATAATATTGCAAGTAGTGTTACAACCACCACCACTTACAACCACGGAGTAGTATTTCCTTATTATTTACAAAACGGTTTGGGTACATTTCAAATGTTTACACCTATACTTGGTGGCCCGAACACAGCGGCAGGTATCGCGACAGGCGCACCTGCATCCGACATGTACGGTGTGACGTGGACAGGTGCAACGCCAGACACAGGCTCGGCAACCTATCGCAACATTAGCAGTGTTGGGACTTACCTGCCATCGGAGCGGAACGCCTCCGCCATCACCATCGCTCCCGGAAGCACATCACAAAGCGTAGAACTCTACCTTGGTGCTACAGGGTTAGCATTCAACACCTCCGGTCTAGCGGCTTATTACGTCCGCAATCAGAGCGCTCCGGTGGCTATAACGTTGGTCACGCAGACACCTACAGGCGCGTGGACATCTGGTGGCTTTGCAGAGATAAGCTCCTCCCTAGTCCCAGGCGTGTATCGTTTGGATGTCCCTAACGCAGCTTTCGCGGCTGGCGCATCAGATGTCACGATTGTGGTGCGTGGTGCTTCTGGTACGAATGGAGCAGTCTTGACCGTTACACTTTCAAGTGGTGGATTGACGGCAGCGCAGACAGCCGCAGCGGTCTGGGATGCTTCACGCTCTGCATATGCAACGGCTGGAACCTTTGGCGAGTACGTCAATGTGAACGTAAACTCCGGCGCTATCGCTGATGCTGTATGGGACGAAGCTCGAAGCGGACACACAACGGTAGGCACGTTCGGTCAGTACGTGAACGCTGAGTTGGTTACCCCGGTAACCTCTGCCGCTCTGGTTCGTATGGGGCCTTTTGAGGTTAGGGCTGACGGCTTGGGGGCATCTGATCCGCTTGACATTCAGAAGGGCGCACAGCACGGCGTAGACGTCCAATGTGTAGACAACAATGGAGCCGGAATCGACATTACGAGTGCAACGGTAACGGCTAAGGTCTACAACTCTGGTGCTACCTTGGTTGACACGTACGCTTGTACGGCAACCTATGCAGCTGATGGACGGGCAACATTCACGATTGATACGACCGTGACTAACGTGCCGGGTACTTACACGGCTACGATTACACGCACCACCGGAGCATCTGATACGCAGATATTCGGCCCACTCCGCATCTATGTGAGGGACATCTAATGGCACTTATATTTGACCTAACCGAAGACCCTCAGCAGGTCGTGCAAGCCAGTGCGTGGGTCGGTGATTGGCACAGTTACGTGGTTCGCTTGGTTG